CGATGTCAATGAAAAGCGGGACCAGCTCCTTTGTTTTCGTTCTCCGCAATTCCTCGGGCGTTACGTCCGGGAAAACGTCGCGCAAGATCGGCGCGACCTGGTCGAAACCGCGGACGGCCATGGTGGCGAGCTCCTTCTCGTTTCCGCTGTTGATCTTGTCAATGTCAAAAATTGCGATTACGTCCTGCAAGGTCCCGAGCATCAAGTCGTAGCCCTCGGCCGTGTATGTCTTTTCAATCTCCTGTTTGTTGTCTAGTTTGTAGATGTTCAGTTTCAAAATGCCCATTTTTCTCTGCTCCGTTTCTCTGTTTCGTTTATGGTTTGGAAAACGCGGCGGCCGTGTGACCGCCGCGCTCCATGGGGGAAATTATCGAGAATAATGCCGGCGTTTGCCTGCTTTATGCTCCTGCGGCTACGGTGACCGCGCAGGTCGCCGTCTTGCCGCCGTCAACTGTCGTCACGGTGATTGTCGCGCTTCCCTCGGCGAGAGGTGTTACCTTGCCGACGCCGTCAACGATGGCCACGTTCGCGTCGCTCGTGCTCCAGTTGATGTTCTGGTTGGTTGCGTCTGCCGGTGCAATCGTAGCCACCAGCGTCGTGCTTGCGCCGCCTGCGGTCATGCTCAGCGTGCTCTGGTCAAGCGTGACCCCTGTTACGCGCTTCGCGCCGCTCGCCTGTACGCTGTCGGGCGTCTGGATGGCGCTGAAAAAGTCGTCGAAATCAACAAGGCCGAAGCGCTCGTCTACCACGATTCCCTTGGCGGATGCTGCTACCCACTGGCCGTTCTCGTAGCGGCCTTTTGTGAATTCGTGCTCCGTCATAATTCCGGTGAATGTGATCTGCGTGTTCGTGGTGTCGGTTCCGTCGTTCTCCGTCTGGTTGTCTTCCTCGGGAATGCTGAAACTACCGCGAAGGCGGGAAACATAGCGATATTTCCCGTCGGTTCCCTTGGTCCGGTACATGATCGCGAAATATGCGTTTTCCCGCGGTCCGTCGATCAGCATGCCGGTTGCTGCGTCCCATGCTTTGCCGGTGATATCTGCTAAAATATCAAGTTCCGGCGGGGCCATGGTGATGGTGATGGTGTCGGCGCTCTCGCTAGAGACCACGATCATCGGCTTGTTGTCATAATAGTGCGCCTCGCTGCTGCTGTCGGTGCTCTTCGCAACCTCGGCAACGGGCGAGAGGCGTTTCGGCGTGTCGGCGATGTAGCCTGCGGCGTCGTCCTGGATAATTCTCGCGTAGTAAAGATTATCTACTCCGCGGAATTCAAAAACATCAGCCATTTGCTTTTCCTCCTGCTTCTTGTAGTGTTTTGAGATATGTTATACGAATTCCGCGCCCTGTGTGCGTGATCTCGTCGCTCGCTACGTCGTGACCACGGTCGGGCGTTTGCCATCCGGCTGCTTTGAAAGCGTCCCGCGCTGCTGCCGTCAAGCTGTAAACCGTCGCCGGGCTCGTCGAATAGGCATTTACGTCAAACGGCCAGACCACTGTTGCGGTCGTGTTGCTGTATGCCGTAGTTTCGTATTCGGTGCCGGCCCAAAAGGTCAGAAACGTGTCCGGATAGATGTCCGCCTCGCCGAGCGATCCCTGCCGGAAAATAGGGATTTCCGCTGCCGGTGTGTCGGCCGTTATGATTCCGGCCTCCAAAAGTACCGCGGTTAAAATCGCCATCAGCTCGTCTTCCATGCTGCCCTCCTCGTTTCATTTCATTGCTCGCTCTATTGCTGTTTTGAAAATGTCCGCTTGTTTCTTCTTGATTTCCTGCTGCGTCGCGTTGCCGTAGACGGCATTGTACAGCTGCCGGTCCGCCTGGGTGCCCGGGTGTTCCCTGGCTCCCGCCTTCACGGCTCCTCCGTATTGGTTGCGCGGTGCGTGCCTGGGCGTGCCGTACATAAGGAAAATCGAAGGCATGCCGCCGTTTTTAAGATCAAAACCGACGTCAATGCTCGCCGTGTTCCCTTGCCATGTTACCTGCTGGCCCTCTATAATCGACCGCTCTACTCTTCCGGACTTCCTGTGCTTTGCCATCGCGGTGTGCAATTCCGGGTTAATTTTGGCCGGGATGAATGCCAGCGCTTCCTCTGCAACCTCCCGGAGATCTCCTCCGAAATCTTGTAATTTTTCGGTTAGCTCTGCTACTCCGTCAAAATTTAGCCCGTTTTTTTTAGCCATCACGCGCCTCCTGAAACCTTCCGAACCTTGCAGACCAGGTACTGGTTCCGCATCTCTATGTTCTCCGGGCTGCCCATCACCTCGTAGTCGGTGCCGGCGAGGCTGCTTCCGTCCGTCGGGAAAATCCGCAAGCGGACGGCCGCTGTCAGGGCCGGGTCGAACCAGGTCTCGACGGTCGCCGTGTCAATCAGCGAATAAACGCCGTCGACGGTGCTCTCCGTTCCTCCGAAACTCCGGAAAGAACAGAACCGCGTTGTGGGCTCCTCCGTGTATGTCTTGGCTCGGACTCCCTTGGTGACCGTTATGGTCGGGATTAAAATGCGAAACGGTACCGCATACGGTGTATGAGGTTTGTACATGCTCCGCCTCCTCCTAACTCTGCAGCGCCGCCTGGATGGCTCGCTTCATGAAATAGTCGGACAGGGTGCCGTCTCCTGCTCCGTATGCCCAAAGATCGGCGACACCGCGTGCAATAAGTCCGGGGGTCATGTTCCGCTCCGCTACTCCTGCGCCGGCCAGGAATGCCTGAACCTCTGCTATATACTGCAGGATTGCTGCGTCCTGGTATGTCCCGCCGATATTCAGCGCGGCCTTTACCGCGTCGAGTGTCGGGTTGCTGGGTGTCGGCTCCGGGGTTGGTTCCGGTGTCGGTGTCGGCTCCGGGTCGCTTGTCGGTGTCGTTCCGCCGTTGATGATCTCGTCGCTCATGGTGTCGCCTCCTCGTTGCTGCTACTTAAAATCCGACCTTTGCGATCGTCACGTCGCCGCTCGAAAGAGTAGCGGTGTAAAGCGTCGCGCCGTCGGCTGCTACGGTCGCGCCGAGCGTGGTCACTGCGGTGCCCTGGACTTTGAAGCCTTCGTAGTCGAAAGCGGGCACAAAATAGACCGTCATGCTGGAAACGCCGGACGCAAAATCAAAGGACTTTACGGGCTCCGCCGCGATCTTGTTGCCGCTGCCGGTCGAAACTACAAAGACGCCGGGCTCGGCTGCCTGTACGTCGCCGACCGTTGTGCCGGCGAGTTTCATAATGTTGCCGTAAAGGGTCAAGAGGTCGACCTTCGTTACGGGAACAATTCTTTTTTCGTTGATCATCGTTTTTTCCTCCTGCTAAAAATGGTATTTTAGGACGGCAGATCTGCTGCGGCCCACTTGCCTTCCGCGTTTACGGTGAGGACCTGGCCCGCGTTCGTCGCCGTTACTGCCGGGAGCTCCGTCGGTACGTCGGCGGCTTTCCACTTGCTGTTGACAACGGTCAGGACCTTGCCGTTTCCGCTGGCTGCGGGCAGGGTCGCTCCTGTGACCGCTGCGGCTGCCTGTGCAATCATCGAGAGGACGTCTGCGTTCGTCGCGTCCGCCGGGATGGCTGCTGATCCGCCGAGGGCGGTGTAAATGTCTTTCAATGCCTCGAGGTTAGTCATGGCGGGTTCCTCCTCTCGTCATCAGGTCGTCTTCTTGATCAAGTAGAAACCGGCCGGATTCAGCGTCTTGCCGTCTACTACGGTCAGGGCCTTGTCGATCCACTCGTTCGTCTCCTGGTCGAAATACCGGATCATCGTAAAACCAAAGTTTTCGTTGATCATGTACTGGTCCGGCTGCCAATAGATGCCGATGATGTCGTTCGCGTTCGCGGTGTCGTAGTCCGGCAGGATGTCGGGCTCAACCAGCGAAATCTCGCGGCCAAAGAAACGCCCGCGCGGGTATTCGATGTCACCGTCGTCAACAACGAGGCCCGTTGCCTGGTAGAAAACAGGGTTGTTGTTATCGTCGCTCATGGTCTCGAGGTAGGTCTCAACCGTGGACGCCGCAAAAATGAATTCGCCGCTGCGGTAGCCGAGAGGCAACTTTGCGAAAAAGTCTTTGCGCCAGTCCTTCCAATTGCTCATGTTGGCTGCGGTCATGCCGATAACGTGTCCGGCCTGGCCTGTCACTCTGGTATCGTTCAAAATACCGAGCGGCGCGCCGTTGCCGCTGCCCTTTACGATGGCGGTGTCCATCGCCTCGAGGTACGCGATGGCGATGATCTTGGTCAGCTCCGCCTCAAACGCGGAAAGCGTCAAAAGGGATGCCAGCCATGTCGTAGCGATGCGGAGCTCGCACTGGTTGTATTCAAAAGTGATGGACCCCAGCTGGCCGACCTTCTGTCTCGGGCTGACCGTGTCCTCGGTGATCCAACGGAAAGACGCCGCAAGGCTGCCCACCGGGATCTTTACGCCGCCAGGTACGCTGGTTTTTCTTACCTTGTTGTAGAGGTTGCCGTAGCGCTTGCGGACGGTGTTGATGACCTCGTTCATGATCGTCATCGGGATAGCTGCTCCCGTGTCGGCGGTGCTGTTCGCGGTGCCGGCGCGGAATTCTGCGGGGATCTCTACTCCGCGGGTAACGTATGCGCGGAAAGCCTCGCGGTACTCAGCGGACTCGAGCGGGTTGCCGTCTCTCTTGGCGGCTGCTGTGTTAAAAGACTGCGCGCCTGCGTTCACGAGGGTCGCGTTCGCCGGGATTTCCTGCTCCTGTGCGGATGCAAGGCTTGCGCGGATTTCCTGCTCCTCTGCCTTCAAGGTCGAAAGCTGGCGAGTCAGGTCGCGGACTTCTGCAGCGTCCGTGGACGCCTCTGCGCGTGCGGTGATGTCGGAGATCTGTGCGGCAATTGCTGCAAGTCTCTTTTCGAGAACCTTTCTCATTTGGTTTTTCCTCCTGCTTTGATGTAGTCAAATTTTGCTTTTGCAAGCTCTAACGCCTGCGCCGCTGCCGTGTCTGCGGCTGCGGATGTTTCCTTTGCCCTCTGCTCGCGCGCGCTCTCCAGCGTTTGCCGGGCGCTCTCCAGCGCCTCGTTGCTTCTGGCGTATATCTCAGTTGTTGGGTACGCGGGGAAAGTAACCGCCGAAACCTCAACAACACGCGAGATCGCTGTAACGTGCCGGGTCGGGTGCTCGCTCTCGAGATCCTCCCAGGCCTCTCCGTCTACAAAAAACATAAAACTCATGCCGGAAATGTCGCCGCGCTTTACTGCGCTGTCAAGCGCTGCGGCATCCGCGTTGTTTTTAATGTCAATGCGGGCCGTAATATCAAGCCCGTTTTCGTTCCGCTGCAGCTGCATCGTGCTGTTTATGTTGTTGTTCCTGCTGCGGGCGAGCGGGATCTTGCTCAGGTCGTGGTTTACCAAAAAACGGACGTCCGTCAAGTCGGTATTGTCAAGCGCGCCGGCGTCGATGATCTCGTCAAACCATCCGAGGTCCGTCCTGGTGCCGTAAACGATCGGGCGGCCGGTGATGATGCTCTCGCTCTCCCGGTCGGCGTTGTCGGTCGCTCTTACTTCGCAGAGGTAGCTCCTCCGTTCTGCTGTCTTGTCCTTGTCCATGTTGTGCCTCCTGTTAGTCAATAGTTTTTTGCTCGTCGACGATGTCGATGTTCTCCGTGGCTCCTGTCTGGTACTGTGCCGCGTTGTTGGCGTCGATCCAGTTCAGGCTCATGTAGCGCTTGCCCTCCAATTCCGGCAACGGCCGCAAGCCGAGGGCCACTCGCTTCTCGTTCTCAAACATGGCGCCCGTCGGTGCCAGGGCGTTTATTGCTTCAAGCGTCTGCGAAATACTCAGGAAAATGAGGTCTTTCGGGTAAAACTCTATTTTGTTTCCGAATGCCTTTTCGCGCTCCGTAAACAGCTTTTTGCTGAATGCCTGGCTGTACGATAAAATCAACGGTTCGAGGGTCTTCTGATAAAATGCTTCATACTGGTCTTTTGTAAAATCTCCGGTTAAGATCGGGAGGGGCACTCCCCAATTCCGGAGGATTTTCTCGTCTATGAATTTCAGCGTGTTCTCGTCTACCAGCTCGCCCTTGTGTTCGATGGGCGTGTATTCGGTTTTTAGATCAATCGGCAAAATGCCGCTTTCGTTGTTTTCGAGCCGTTTCTGGAATGCTTCAAGGTTCCGGGCCATCTGCCCGTCGTCGGTTACGGTGTTATATTTCACAATGCCGTTCACCGCATAGCTGGCTTTCATGCCCTTGGCTACGCCCTGGAGGAGGTCGTGGTTCAGTTCAAGGGTTTTTAAAATCGCCGTGTGGTCCGGCTGCCCGTCGCGTCCGCCTCCCATAAATTCCGAAACGGAAAAATTATATTTGAGGTGTATCACGTCCCGGTAGTCGATCGTTGTCTGGTAGCCGCTCGAAAATGTAAACGTTACATAAAGGCGGCCCGCTGCGTCTTCGATAAAATCAACGGTCAACGGCTGGATCGGATAAAGCGCGGTATATTGCCGGCGCTCCTCTCCGGTCTTCTCGTCGGTCCATGTGTAGTACGTCGGAATTATAAATGCGTTATAGTTCAGCAATAATAGCCAGCTGACCTTCTCTATGAATTCCGATGTGGTCATTGTCGGGTTCGGGTTATCAAGTATTTTCTGCAGGGTCCTGTCTTTCGCCGGCGCCGGGTCTGCTC